ACACCACTTGTTTCTCTAGATGACGATGTATCTGGATTTATAGAATATGACGGAAGTCAAAAAAGACACGAGAGAAAATTAAAAAGTCTGAAGGGAATTATTGAACGCGGATTCAAAGAATGCAAAAAGGCAGATTGTCGCTTTTGGGGAGTCTACCCGAGTGCAAATGGATTCTTTATGAAGGATACGGTCACTACAGATCTTAAATTTTGTGTGGGTCCTTTCTGGGGTTGTATAAATCCAGGCAAGGAGGTGCGTATTGATATTGGTCAAGGTGAAAAGGAAGATTATCAAAGAACACTCCAGTTTTTCATAAAAGATGGTGCAGTTGTTCGTCTTAATTTTGTTTCTCCGAAGACTGCTGTCTATAAGACTCCTGGAGGACTACAATTTGGTAATCGGTTTAAAAGAGAACATAAGACAATTAAAGCGATGATGAAGCGATGGCCTGGTTGGATAAAAGAAAACCCTACCAGAAAATCTAAAATGCCTGAAATTCGACTCAAAAATCCGAATCTGGAATCTGAAAAAGCTAAAAATATGACAAGACGCAAGAAATAAGCGACTTTACGTCGCGTATTTTCCTAAATATGCGACTTTACGTCGCGTATTTCCCTAATATGCGACTTTATGTCGCATATTTCATTCCACCCATTCCACTTTCAATCACAAGAAAATTCAAACTCTCAACATAAATCATAATATCATAAGTATAATTTGTATCTGCTGCCTGGGGCCAAGGATCAATGTCAATTTGAAAGTTCTTCACACGACTTGTATTTAATGTTCCACTGGGCTTCATCCACTTGGATGTATCTAAGGCAAAACTGTAAATTGTTAATCCTTTTGGAAATAAGCCCGCAGCATATTTCCAAGATGATACCTCGTGAAAATACTGAATCGGTTTAACTTCTTGTACTTCATTTCCATCACATAGTATACGTAATTGCCGAATAATATCCTGCTGTGATCCTGGAATCAATAATCCAGATATACCTGATCCTCTTATACTTATATCATAGACTGCTCCTTGTGCTGAATAAGGCGCGGATGTAGGGGCATACCAATTTGTAAAGTTTACCCAATTATTCATATTAACAATCATATCACTTCGTCTCGGTAAAATTAATATACGTGGTACTGGATTATGTGTATATAAATTTAAATTCTGTCGGCTATTTGTGCTTGGAAATGGATAGGTAGTAACTTGGCGTACAGGATATGTAAGTGCTTGACTCGAAAATGTATTTCGTTCAGCATCTGTAAGATATACAAAGGTTGCCTGTAAGTATGCATTTAATGGCCACGTATTTAGAGCAGGGGGTGTATAGCCAAAATCTACTAAATAATTATTCAAGTAATTTTCAGGTTTAGTACTTGTTATATAGGTTAAATTACCTGTCTGTATTTGCGATGAAGAAGCAGATACAGCAATTCCAGGGCGTACACGAAATCCAGATGGATCTAAAATCGTAAATAAATCCTGTACTGATCTTAGCGTTAATTGTACATAACATTCGTGATATTGAAGTGCTGTAAGTGGTAGTGCTAAACTGGAATGCTGTGTAAACCAAAATGAAAGTGGTACCGTAATTTGTCGGCCTGGAATTGAAGGAGCGTTCGTTTGTGTCGTTCCAACCGGTAGAGTCTGCGCAACATTCGGATAGAGTCCAGTTGATCGGAGAACAGATGAAGATGAAGCACCGGAGTATATCCCATTGGCCGGATCATAGATTTCGGGTACATCTCCAACAAGCTGTCTCCATTTTGCGTATTGCGTTTCATCTTGGTCAGTCTGAGCAATCGCAGTTAAATAATCACTATCAAATTCTTGTACAGATGTACCTCCTATTAAAAATACGGCCTTCTGAATAATGTGAGCGCCGATATACCGATTCCACTGAAATTCATACTGTGCGGTTCTCGATGTACTTGGAACTACAAACTGACTGTAAATATCCGGGAGAGTAAATGTTAGATACAAATCTGAAAGTAAATCTGCGATTCGTTGAACCTTGGCTTGAATTTGTATAGTGCTATCCCATAATAACTCTCCAGGCCCATCAAACTGTATTGTTGCAGATTCAAATGAAAAGTGGCTATATTTTTTTAAAACAAGATAGAAATAGGTAAAATCTGGATTACCACTCAAAAGAATATTCTGTGAACCGTAGGCTACAAGAATATAAAGACCTCCTCCTGTCATGACAACTCTTCTTGCTAGTGTGAAACAAGATGAGATCTCATTTTAAGCGCTTCAAAGGATAGATTAACTACCCTCTTTATTTTCTAGACCATACGTCTAAGCATTGGTCCACCACTGGTCCGTCAAATACGGAGTGATGCTCATACTTGTACCATCCATTACGGTTGAGGGGCCCATATTCATTAATGACTGAATCTCGGTATATGTGAGAGCATAAGCAAAATAGAACACACGACTGGCTAAACCCTTGGCTGAACCACCGAATGTAGGCACAGGGCTAGCAGAGGGTAGTGTAGAAGGTAACGTAGGCTTTCGCTGACTAAATAGATACACATCACCATAATTCTGGTAGGCCGGTGTGTTACCAGTGAGCGCCATCTTTGTCTTCAGATTTCCATTGATATAGACATACAGTTGATTTCCTTTACACGATACAACAATATGGACCCATTTCTCAATAGGAATATTGTCAATATCGGCAAAGTTATTCCATGTCTGATAACAATTCATATAGACACGGAGAGTATTTGTATCTCCGCACATAAAAAGACCAGGGCCGAGTAAAGGATACGGTTTAGAATATCCCTTGTGTAAAATATGGTATAACTTATTATCTCCATTTGAAAAAGTATCACTTGTGATATAGCAGAACATTGAATAACTGAATTCTACACCGGAGCGTTGGTTATCCGATGTGTAGACAGTTTTTGCGAGAGGGCTTTGCGGATTTTGAATCGCAACATTATTCAATGAACCGGAAGGATACGTGTTCGGAAATAACTCCACACGCTCACGGAACATACCCAGATAGGACTGGTATATATACTCAGCAAAAAGCATTGTGAAATAGACAGCCGCAACTAATGCAACTCCTGTTAGAACTTGCGATAAGGGATCTGATCCACCAAAGGATACGCTGCTAGGAAAACTATTAGTTCTTACAGCACCTGAATTTATGGCCTGCATACTCTCTAACTATCATTAGGATTGTAAAAAAGACATTTTATAAGGTCTTTTTTAGAATTTATAGTAAAGTGGTGTGTTCTAGACTTAGACAAGTGGTCTAAGTAGATGGTGTGCTGCCAGCAATGATATCTTCACCATTACGCTTGAGAGCAAAGGAATACTGACCGGGGTCAAAATATGACTTGATCAGTGTCCAAATTGATGTATCGACCGGTCCATTATTATATAGAGCCCAAACGCGGTCGGGAGTGTAAGCAAAGTTAGCAGCGTTAATCTGACCGATGAGTCCACCAAATCCAGGGCGTGTAACGGTACCACCGCTAGCATTTGGTGACTTCCCACCAACGGTCATTCGGTAATCGGTACCAGTGCCATCAACCTTATACATTCCATCAAGAACAGTGCTACGATTTAGTTTACCATCCATATAGACATCAAGTCTGCGACCACTTAAGACTACACACAGATGAACCCACTTCTGTAAATCGATTGACTTAAGATCACCCTGTGCAAAGTTCTGCTCACCATCATCATAGGGTGTTACAGCATTATCAATTGATCCTTTTTTAGTTAAATCAAGTGTATTATCTGTTGTTACGCAACTACCGTCCAATTTAGTCGGGCAATTTGTGCTTACACGTATACCTACCTTGTTTACGTTAGCACCCAGATACATTTGGAGAGTATTGTAGGTACCACTTACACTATCAATTGTTAAGAAGGTCTTATTCTTACCTGAATTCACGTTCCACTTTGCGATATAGATCCATAGACTCACTGAATATTCTCCACCACCGTAAATTGCTGGCATATTTTTACTACTAAATACAGTTGGTGAAGCACTGTTACCAGGGAGACCGCCAGTCGAATTTGCGAAAACTACCATATCTGCCTTTTCAGCATCGCCATTTATATACTTATATAAGTAATATAGGCATACGCACAGAAGTACAATACCAACTAACATAAAAATAACTCTACCAGGTCCTGTTGTTACGGCTCCAACGACTGAGTTCATCCGATTCTATTCATGTTAAAAGAATTATGCATAGGAAGTTGTCCACATTTCATAAGGGTATGGTTTCATAGGCTGTGTACAAAGTCCGCCCGGACACTGAATATTAGGAAAATTTGTAAAGATATCAGAAAGTGACGACGCAGAAGGCCCTATACTATACGGCTTTCCATCAGCATCTGATTGCTGCGTAATTAATGAATTAATATCAGACGTTGATAGCGGTACGGAATAAAGAATCATATATGTAAGAGTTCCACCTAGACGGCCACTCGTATCTCCTATGATAAGACCATCCGTTAAACTCGAATCAGGCATTCCATTTATACACGTATAGGCTGCCGTTAGTTTTCCATTTATATAAATCTTAAACCGAGCACCTTGTTTTACAATGGCAACAGATGTCCACTTTTGAAGAGCAATCGTATAGAGTTCAACCACTTCTTGCGCATTAGCAGAAGATCCTGTAGGTAACTTTACAGTTATTTGTAATTCAGCCGGCACAAATTCATTACTGCGACCCGCATCAGGCGCAGTTAAAATAGTTAATTTTAATTTAGATCCAATATCGATTGCCGTAGCATATTCATTTCCATTCTTATAAAGGGCAGTTCGATCATTGATACTTGGATTTATAAAGAATAAAAGCGTAGATCCTGCTGGATCTGTCCAGAACTTTTTAATTTGCTGGCTTGTTGCAACAGGTGTCGATGTAGATAAAGATAATGGTTTTGGTACTAAAATTACACTCGTATCCTCAGCCTTTGATAAGCCAAACGTGTATTTAACAATCATATAGAGTATCAGAAGAACTAGACCAAGTCCTAACACAAGATAGACTGTGTTCATCTACCGTGAAGATTCATTTTTAAGAATTACATTCTTTATTCTAGGATGAAAAAGAAGCAGTCGGTGTTAAAGTATTCATTCGCGAAAGCATTTCTGAAGGATCAGGTAGTTCGCTAAATGCACGGAAATTCAATACTTTAATTCCAGTTGAAAGTGTTGAAAGTGTTGTAGAAGAAGGAGCAAACACTTTATTTCCTGATGCTATAGGAGGAGATGTTCCTGCAAGTTGACGTGTTTTATAGAGTTTTCCATTAAGATACACATCCATATACTTGGGTGTTTTTACAACTCCAATTCTAAACGAACTATGAATAGGCACATTTTCAACTTCAGCCGTTTCAATTGTTGGTTGATTACCTTTAACTGTATTTGCAGTCACGTGTAAATTATTAATCAAATTACTAACGCTGAGTTGTATGTTAGGACTACTAACTGATTGTCCAATTACTAAGAATACACGTTCAGAACCAGTAGTAAGTGCTTGAGGAAATTCATTCTCAATTAAAATATCGGCTGTAAATGCATAGGTATCTCGACCTACAAGACTACTTACGTAAGGCGCAGTCGCAACCGGTGTCACGCCAGGTGGAGGAGTACCAACTGTAATATCGTATACGCTATTGGTGTTTGTCCAAAAGACTTGTGTCTTATCAATGCCGGGTAAAGAAGCAGGAAGCTTCTTAAAAATAGGCGTTACCCACTGATCAAATGCTAATACAAGTAGACCAATTGCCAAAAGAGTTGCAATGAAATACAGTAGATATTTCATTACGGTTCCACCAATTGATCCTGTTGGTAACCGGGACGTCGCTTCAATGGATGCTCTTGATGCGGCAGCGGCGGCAGGACCACTCACAGGCTTCCGAATATCTTTTCCAAGTGTTCTTGTTTCCTTCAATACATCAGCAATCTTTTGTGCCCTTGATGCGTCCATCTCTAGCAGCCACTAAGAATGAATTATTCCAAGTTTTCAGATGTTCTATCTTTTTTGCGAGTTGTTGTTTTGGGTGTTCCTGTTTTGGGTGTACCTGTTTTAGATGTACTCTTTTTAGAGGTCGTTGATTTAGGAGTTAAGGTTCCCTTCTTCGGATCATATCCGATTTTCTTGTAATAAGGCGTAGACTCCTTTGGTTTACAATCTACAAGTTTTTCACGCAGATAGCAGACAAAAGATAACCGACTGTATTTCTTGTCCACACCTTGTGTACCTGTCTCCTTATTATTCAAGTAAATCTCAGGTAACTTATTGTTATATGCCTTGTCCTCAGGAGTCTCACGCATCTCCGTATTGCAGTGCCACTCGTGAACATCCATCGCTAAGAAATCTCCTGTGCGAATATTAAATCCAATCTTATATCTGGGAAACAGTGTAAATCCTCCGTGATACTTGCCTCTTTCGATCGCTGATAAATTTCCAAATCCTGCTCTCAAATCACCATCATCCATATGGAGTGCAGTACGGAAATTGCGATTCATCGTAACTGAAGAAAACGCAGTATCAGCAATACGAAACTCAGGTCTTTCATTTGCCTGTTTGAGCTGAACCTTGTGACGATCAGGTACTAATTTCTTAAATAGTCCGTCAATTGCCTGAATATACGGAATACCTTGCTTGTATTCTTCAAAATACTTTTGCGTATATGAGGTTAAGCGACACGGAAGTTTCATAAAAGGTGTTTTCTCAAAATAACCTAGAACGCTGCTAAATACATTATTATTTACCCGCATTTTGCTTAGTGTACCATTCTGCTCATACTGCGCAGACCACTTATTTACACTCTTCGGCTTTCTTTTTAACCAGTAGTTGCTCTTCAGATCAATCGGGCCAGCAGCAGCCCCGCGATTTCTGGATGCCGACGCCGCATTATAGAAATTTTTCCAAGCCTTCTCAATGAGTTCCTTCGGAATTACATTTTTACGAAACCGGGCAATTAGAACTTTGCCTTCGGGTACATCTTCATTCTTTGCCCAAACATCAATATCTTCATCATAAATTGTATCTGCTTCTTTTTCCGAAAAATAGGTTCCTTCACGA